CAAACCGAATCTTTACACGCTGTAATGGAGGAAAGCAAATCAACATTGAGAAAAGAAATAGAAATGAATTTTGAGGATTTCTTTATGAATAATGATGGCATAGAATTTATTGAAGTAACTGCGAGGGATGTTAAGGAAAAATGGTTTAATACTAATAATCAAATTACAATGTCTTATATTCGTAAAGTTATAAATGATGAAATGAAAATCTTATGTTTAAAAAATAAAAAGTATAAAGGATTTCCAAATGAGAACTATCCACAAGTGAGCAAAACTGGACTTCCTTTTCTATTTAAAAATCCGTATCATATTAAAAATAAAGTAGTTAATAAACAAAACGATTCAGTTGATGACCCTAATGAAGAGATGCCAAGGTTTGCGTAGTAATATTACTAAAATTACTAATTACTATTTAATATGCTGAAAATCAACAAAGTAATAAATATCGGTAATAATCCAAAAGCTATGGCAAAAACATATCAAAAACAAAAAACGTATAAATGTTGTATTTTCTTTATTACTTTATTACTTTTTAATAATAATAATAATATAGAGCAATGGTAGTAAGGCATACGCTTGGTAATTTTTTGGTAATTTTTAAGTAATTAATAAGTAATAGTAATCAATATGAAAATTTACACAATCCCAGAATTCGAACTTTATTATCACAATCAATACAAACGGTCAAACATGGCCCAAGCGTTTTGGCAAACCTTACCGATTGAGCGATTTAACTTGAATAAAAAGAAAGTGGTTAAGAAGCGAAAGGCGGAGCTCACGACAAACCATTTAGACTTACCAGTAAACAATGTTATCCAACCGAAAGAAACTAAAGATGCATTTAACACTAATAAGTTTACTGATTTAATCATTGCATACCTTAAAGCAGTGCATAGTTGCAATAGTGCAAGGCGCATTAGTAGTGAGGGCAGATATAGAAAAGGCATAGGTTACATTGCAGGATTAAACAAAGGAATGGAAGACATACAGTGCATATTGAAAGGCCGATTGTTTGCCATAGAGGTAAAATCCCCAACTGATAAGATTAGCCCCGAACAACTTAAACGCAAAGCAGCAATTGAAAGTGATGGAGGTTATTACATAGTAGCTACATCGTTTGAGCAATTGCAAACTGAAATACTAAACTTATTAAAATAATTCTTATCTTTGCAAAGTGTAAAATATCCGAAAAATACGGAAAAATACGAAAAATATACGAAAGATGGCACAATTTGAAAAAGGCAACAAAGGAAAACCAAAAGGAGCAACTAACAAACTGACCAAATCAGTTAAAGAAGCGTTTGAAATTGCGTTTAGTGAATTACAGGAAGACAAGGAAGCTAAACTTACTAATTGGGCCAAAGAGAATCCAACCGAGTTTTACAAGTTGGCTGCTAAACTTATACCAACATCTGTCAATGCTGATTTGACAAGCAAAGGTGAAGCGGTTAAATTGTGGCAGGTAGAATATGTTGATAAAGACAAATAAAGTATATAAGAGCGCGTTTGAAAGCAAACATCGCTATTTAGTGCTTAAAGGAGGCGCAGGATCGGGCAAATCCATAGCGGCAGTTCAAAAGATAATCCTGCGAATCACAACCGAGCAAGGGCATAGAATTCTTTGCATTAGAAAGGTAGCAACCACCATTCGTAACAGTGTTTATCAGTTGTTTGTCGATAAGCTATTAGAATACGATATATTTAGCGAATTCACTATAAACAAAAGTGAAATGCGCTTTACTCACAATCCAACTGGCAATGAAATACTTTGTGCCGGAATGGATGACCCCGAAAAAATTAAATCAATTGCAGGCATCACATCGGTTTGGTGCGAAGAAGCAACCGAGTTGGATGAATTAGATTTCAATCAGTTGGAGTTAAGGGTAAGGGGCGAAACTAACAACTACAAACAATTTATAATCACATTTAACCCGATAAGTGAGCAACACTGGATAAAGCGCAGATTCTTTGATGAACCTGATGCCGAAACCATGTTGATGAATACTACGTATAAAGACAATTCGTTTCTCGATGCCGATTACATCCACCATTTAACCGAAAGAGTAAAAGCTAACCCAAACTTACATAAAGTTTATGTTCTTGGCGAATGGGGCAAAGTTGATTTCGGTGGCGAATTTCTTAAAAGTTGGTCAACAATTAAACACACTGGCATTGTAACTTATGACCCATCGTTAGCAATTTGGCTTTCGTTTGATGAAAACGTAAATCCTTACTTTCCTTGTGGCATCTTTCAAATTAGTGATGAAAACGAAATCAGATTGATTGACTGCATTGCGCTAAAGAACCCAGATAATACAACCAAAGCAATGGGCAGAGCAATAATGCAACGGTTACGACATTGGAAGCACAACGGCCATGTTTATGTGTGTGGCGATAGCACATCGCAAAAGGATGACGTTAAACAAGAAAAGGGATTCGATTTATTTCGCTTACTAATTAACGAATTAGATGAAGTTAAACCGATTAGGCGCGTGGCTAAATCAAACCCTAATGTGCGACCAAGTGCCGATTTCTTTAATGCGATATTAGGCTACAATGAGCAAGGCATTTCATTTATAGCTGATGAAAGTTGCAGAGTGGCAATATTAGATTTTGAAAACACAAAAGAAGACAAAAACGGCAAGGTAGATAAGCGCACAGTAACCGATCCTGTCACAAAAGTAAGTTACCAACCATTTGGCCACATTGTAGATTTAACACGTTATTTAATTACATCGGTATTCGCCTCACAATATGCCCGCTTTCAAACAGGAATTATCAAACCGCTTGTTGTTGTTGGTCGAGATGCTGAATACAAATCAGCAAGTAGATTTTAGTTCTAAATAATCCCTTGATACTAATAAAAATAGATTTTGCAATTGATGAAATGATGTAAGTTTTACATCTTTGCTTGTTCCATTAATAATATAATACCAATCATTGCCATATTTGCCAAGTTTAGACATAAAAGAATCTTTTGTAGCCAAAGAAAAAGTTTGACCATAAACAAACTTACCATCTTTAGGTTCGTTTAAAATAGCAACACGATTTGGAATACTTAATAATAATTCATCCGTTACTGGTATTGGCAAAAAGTCTGTTGTTGGTCTGTTTTTTTTATTTGCAATTGATATTCTGTGAATATCTGAAGCACTTAATTTGTGCATTTTGCCAAATTTATAGACATAGTTGCCTATCATTAATTCTGTTGCTTTCATTGTTAGTTAGTTTATTATGTTCATCGCAAACATAAATAAAATTAGTTACATTTTAAGCATTTATCAAATTTTTTATTATTATTTTGCACTATGGCACGATTCTTAAAAACCTCCGACTATCTTAGCATTATTCAAACGGTTGACCTCAATCAGATAACCGAGAACACCCCGCAAAATTTGTACGATAGCGAGGTTAAGGCCATAAGTAGAATGCGCACTAAATTGGTGCAGCGTTACATGGTTGACATTGAATTAGGCACAATGGATGCCTATTCAGCAGCAACACATTACAGAACACGCGACAGAGTGCTATTAGGCGAAGTAATTACACACGTTAATGACTTTAGCAGATGGGATAACAAAACTGAATACGTTATTGGCAACATTGTAACAGATGAAAATGGCTATGTTTACACAGCAATTGCAGCAAGCACAAACCAACCTTTGACATTAACTGCATACTGGTCTAAAATGATTAACATTGCAACAAGCAACGCAACCTATTGGACTGTTGGTGATAATCGTTACCCGATGTTTGTGGAGCTTGCAATGGATATGACCCTATACAACCTACACGCAAGGATTAACCCAAGAAATATACCCGATTTGAGAATAGAACGCAACAGAGAAGCATTAGACCAGTTAGACAGATGGGCAAGCGGCACAGATACGGCAGAGGTGTTAAACATCAATTCAACCGATAGCACTGGTTATTCTATTCGCTACGGAAATAGTTTAGACAAACAAGATAATTTCTTTAAATAATGGCTTGGTATAACGATATATTTAACTTTAACAAACCACAACCGCAAAAGGCTAACATACGTAAAACTATTGACTTTGAGCAACAGTTACAACGTGTAAGGCAAGATGCGACAAAGTTTAACATTGCGTTACAAGCGGCAGAAAGCCCGATGTACCCAAACCGCTTCTTGTTGATGCAAACCTACCAGCAGATTGTGTTAGATGGGCAGGTGCAATCAGCAATGTTGCAGCGTAAATCAAAGATATTGAGCAAGAAGTTTATGGTTTATGGCCCGGATGGCGAATGTGATGAATCTAAAACTGCATTGTTTAACCAAAAATGGTTTTATGACTTTCAAAGTTTATCATTAGATTCAATCTTTTGGGGTTTTAGTTGTGTGCAATTTGGCGCAATAATAAACGATAAGTATTCAAGTGTTGAGCTTATACCGCGCATTTATGTAGTGCCTGAATTTAGTTTAGTGCGCACCAACACAGCAACGGTAACAGAGGGCAAACATTTCGATGTGTCACCATACAACAACTGGTGTATAGGTGTAGGTGAAAAAAAGGATTTAGGATTAATGATGTATTTAGCGCCATACGTTATTTGGAAGAAAAACGCAATGGCAGCGTGGGCTGAATTTGCTGAAGTGTTTGGCAGTCCAATTAGAGTTGGCAAAACAGATGTGCGCGATGAATTAACACGCAAAAACATGGAGAATATGCTACGCAATATGGGTGTAGCATCGTGGGCTGTGTTGGATTTAAACGACAACATTGAGTTGATGCAAGCAAGCAGAACCGATGCCTATGCAGTATTTGATAAAATGGTGGAGCGTTGCAATAGCGAAATAAGTAAAATCATTTTAGGGCAAACAGGCACAACCGATGAAAAGTCTTATAGTGGTTCGGCTAATGTACACGAAAGTGTTGCTGCTATGATTGCAAAGCAAGACACGTTGAAAATGCAGTTTATCATTGAAGACCAATTAGTGCCAATGATGATTCGCAATGGTTTTGACTTAACAGGTTGCACATTTAAGTATGATGACAGTGAGAATCTGCCATTGATGGAGCAAGCAAAGATAGATGCTTCATTTATGCCATACGTAAAGTTTGAACACGAATATTTAGAGCATAAATACGGAATCGAATTGCAGGATGAAATGGGTATGGAGGAAGAAGTAATCGAAACCGAGAATGAAGTAGAATTAACCAACATTGCAAAACGATTAAGAAACATTTATAGTTAATGTGCGGCTACTGCGACATATTGAACATTGACAAGGAGGTTGACCCACCAACACCGTTTGATGAAAACGATTTCAATCGTATGTCGAATGATGTGTGGATTGGTGCGATTAATAACCAAGTGTTGCCAGAGGGAATTTATTTAAAGACCGCGAAATATTTAAGAGATGGAATTGATTTGACACCAGTGGTTGATGAAATATTAACTGCTGATTTAACCAATAACATCTACATATTTTCGGGTGCTAAAACATACCAACAAACAAGGGCAATGACTGCAATGTTGGCAGACCCCGAATTGCAATCAAACTTCTATAAGTTTAAAGAGGCAGTTAAGCCGATGTTTACGCTATACAACGAAGACTATTTGCAAGCCGAATATCAAACTGCTAAAGCTTCAGCACGTATGGCCTCCGATTGGAAGCGTATTGAAGCAGATGCCGATGTATTGCCGTTGTTGCAATATCAAACCGTTGGAGATGGCAGAGTAAGACCAACACACGCGGCATTAGATAACATCATTCGCCCTATAAGCGATCCCTTTTGGAAACAATACTATCCACCTAATGGATGGCGTTGCCGTTGTACCGTAATACAATTGGCACAGGGGGAAGAAACTGATTTGAGTAAGTTTACACCGCCCGAAGATGTGCCGCCATTGTTTCGTATGAACGCTGGCATTGATGGCTATGTGTTTAAAGAAAAGGGCAAAGACAAACACCCTTACTTTGACATTGCAAAAGGTGACAAAGAAATGGCTAAAAAGAATTGGAATTTACCTATACCACAAGCACCAAGACCTGCGCCTGTTGTTGAAGTGCCGAAAGTGTTTAAGCCTGCTATGAGTGTTGATGAAGCTAAAACAAGAATTGAAAGTTTTAATATAAAAATAGATGCAAGTTCTATGAAAATAGAGCATTTAAATAAAACGCTTGAAGCGATTGAAACAGTACCATTAAACGCAAGACCAACATCAATATTTGATAAAGCGGGATATGAAAAAAACTTCGGAAGGAAAATAGGCAGAAAGGCATCAGAGTTTCAAGGTATGGCATTGGAAACAGAAGTTTTTGATAAAAAAACAATGTCCTATAAATTTGAAAAAGTACTTGTAATAAATTCAAGAGAGTTTAAAACACCAACAGATATTACTGCAAGAAAAATAAAATACAATGAGTTTTATACTAAATTAAAAGATGGTAATAAATGGTACTTAAATGAATTTGATGGGTCAACACATTTTCATGAAATGGGGCATTTGTACGACAAAAATATTTCTACAAAAAGAGAATGGATTGATATAACAAATAAATGGTTTAATGAAACCAAAGCAGATATGATTAAGGTTTCAAAAGGCGGTGATTTTAGGGGAGAAAATGGGTCGGAAGCATTTGCTGAAGCGTTTGCATCATACTTTGGGAACAACAAACAGAATTTACCAAGCTATGTAATTGATTACTTTGAAAAAAATATAAAATAATGGAATTTGATTTACTTTGTATTCAATGCAAGCATTACAATAAAGAAAAAAATAATTGTAGTGCATTTCCCAATATAATACCGTATGAAATATACGCTGGTCCAAACGACCACTCCGAACCACTCCCAAATCAAGAAAATAACATTATCTTTGAACCGATAAATGAGCAAGTCCAATAAATTCGATTTAAAACAAGCAGAAAAGAAAGCGCGTAAAGCGATGGAAGCGGCTATTGTAGATGTTGGTAACACTGCAAAGGTGTTCTTTGTTGATTCGTTTAGGAAACAAGGTTTTGATGACAAGAATGTGCAGAAGTGGAAACCGAGAAAGCGCACAACGTATAAAACTAAAGGCGGTAAAACAGTTGATGACACAACACGCGCAATATTAGTAAAGACTGGAGATTTAAGGCGGTCAATAATACGCAACCCTGCAAACAGAGCCGCGTTAACTATTAAGATTAGCACTGATTTGGTTTATGCTGCGCGACATAACAATGGTTTAAAAAAAATGCCCAAGCGTCAATTTATGGGCGATTCTTACAACCTTAATGAGAAAGTAAAAGCAGTTATTGTTAAACGATTAGATAAAGTATTTACATAATGCAATTAGCAATATATAATCAATTAAAAGCACGTATCAGCACACTTCAATCATTGAAGTATGTTGCACTATGGAACAACCAATTTGAGCGCGAGGATATTAATATACCATTTAATTATCCTTGTTGCTTTATTGAGTTTCCATCTGCCGACTACATTGAGAATTTGCAAGGGCAACAACAAGGCACAATGTCAATTGCTTTGCATTTAGGTTTTGAAAGCTATAAGACAGAAGACACCGATATATTGCAACTAAAACAAGACTTAAATGCTTTAATTCATGGTTGGTCAACACCTTATAACAGTAGATTCCTGCGCAGAAGTGAAATTCAATCGGCCGACCATACCAACATACAAGAATTTATCATTACTTACACAATGCAGGGCTTCGATTATTCTGCAATGGATGGCCCAACAACAGAGGTGTTAGTTACAACATTGGTTACAAACAACAGCCCACAAATGGAAGACGATGTTATTCGCACTGGATTTATTCCTGAATCAATAGCGTTAACGAGTGAATTAGGTTACGAATTATTAACAGAAACAGGTTATACACTTATAATACAACAATAAAATGGCAGAGCAAAAAATTTCAGAGTTACCAGCAGCAGGCGCAATTACAGGAACTGAAAAAGTAATAGTAAATCAAAATGCAGTTACATCAATAACAACTGTTAATGCTATTGTTGGTTATACAACTGCAACAGGTGCAACAGGATTGTTTACTACCGCTGACGGCAAAACAGTTACCGTAGTTAAAGGACTTATAACATCAATTGTATAATGGCCAGAACAGTGCAACAAATAAAACAATCAATGTTGGATGCAAAAAATGCAGACCCAACATTGTCGGCATTGACCTCAACAAGTCAAACTGCCAAATGGAATCTATATTATTTTATCGTAGCTTCTTGCATAGCTATATTTGAGCAGTTGCAAGACCTATTTAAAATAGATTTAGAAGCCATCGCAAGCACAGCAGCACCAAGCACACCGCAATGGACACGTAACAAAGTTTTAAAGTATCAAAAAGGTGATGTTGCTCAATTAAACACAACAACATTTACTGTTGAATACCCAACCATTAACACTGCTAATCAAATATTGACAAGGTGTGCAGTAATAACCGCGCCAAATAGAACGGTGTTAATTAAGGTTGCTAAATCAGACCCACCTGTGCCAGTTTCAGTTGGTGAATTAGCCGAGCTTCAAAGTTACATCGAAACATTTAATCCTGCGGGCATTGCATTTACTTTAATCAATGAGAATAGCGATAAGATGGAAGTGGCAGCAACTATCTACTACAACGGTCAATATTCAGCAGTAATAAGCACAAATGTAGTAGCAGCATTAAACAATTATATGGCTACCTTACCATTTAACGGTGTTATAAGCACACAATCAGTTGTTGATGCTATACAAGCGGTTGAGGGTGTTAATTCGGTATCATTAACACGTATATTAGTAAGAAAACATACGGTTGCTTATGGCACAGGCGTAACATTGTATAATCTTTTATTGGGTGTTGATAGTGTGCAATATCAAACTATTGCGGGCTATGTAGCACAAGAAACAACTGCAACACATACCTTTGCAGACACATTATCTTATATTGTACAATAATGAGTAGCATCATAAACACAGATACATTTGCGGTCAACTTCTTACCACCAAAGAAGCGGCTGCCGATTTATAAAGCTTGGACTAAAACACTTGTAAAACCATTGCAAGTGCTATACAATACAATGTTTGGCACGTTTAAAGATGGGAATGCAGCAGCAATTTATAGCGGTGCAACTGCTTACGCGGTAGGTAACCAAGTTAAATACACAGACAAAGCAGTGTATCAATGTTGGGTAGCAAGCACTGGTAATTTGCCAACAAACACAAACTATTGGTTTAAGATTCAAGACAATTTTGTAGGCATCGAACCGCGTTGTAAATACAATGCACAACACATCTTATTTGAATGGGCATTAAATGAGTGGTTTGGAACTACGTTTGTAAATGTGCCGGGTAGTAGTGATATATGGATAGGCCCGGGCAGTCCAAGTGATGTTGTGCTTTACGTTGGATTTACAGAAGTAAATAGTTCGTTAATAGTTTATGGCAATGGCGAAGCGCAAACATTTATACAAGCTATAAACATTGCAAACACAGGCAGTGAGTTTACTATTAATGTACCTATTGCGGTGGCTAATGCGTTAACAACTGAAACTGCAAACACAGTGCCGAATATAAGCGCAAACAGAGAAAATATAATTAGGCAAATAGCCGACCTGTATAATTATGCAGGAATAACTTATGATGTAATAACATATTAAAATGAAAAAAGTAAAATTCACAGACATTTCAAGTACAAGTGCAATGCCATTCAAAAGTGGCACATTAGCGCATTTACAAGCGGCTTCCCAAGAATCTGATTTAAATATAATTCAAATGCTAATAGCGCAAAATGATACAGAGGTAAATCCTGCTGCATTGCCTGCAAGAATTATGTATGGTTGTAGAAAAGTTGGTTCAAGTATTAGTATCGGTTGTATAGTTTATAATGATGAAATATTTTTATGTCCCGCAGCATCTGGTTTAACACCCGGAGTTGGTCAAACAATTGTAGGAACAATTACAACAACATATACAACTGCTGCTAATTATGACCCTGCATTGTTTTCCGATGGCACTTCAAATAATGTTCATGAAAATAGAAGAATAGTTTGGAGTGTAGGCGCACCGCTTAGTGGTGACTTTAATTTTGATGACTTATTACTTTATGGTCAATTTAATACTATTGCATTTAATTCAAGTTACTTATCTGCATCAAGTGGCACATTAACATTACCCGGTGGTGCAGCAGATTGGAATGTTAAATATAGACAAGAGGGCAGAACCATTTGGATTGATTACGCAATAGGCCCAATGACATTAACAGGAAGCAATGCAAGTGCAATAACATTAACTTTGCCATTTACTGCTAATTTCAAAAGTCAATTTAACAACGGTGCTTATTATGAAAATTTAGCAGGAAGCCCAACTAAAGGCTTTGCAATTGGGTTTACTATTGCAGGTTCAAAAGATATAAATTTTACATTGCCAAGCGGCAGTTGGACAATAGGCACAGGCATACAAATTTATGGTCAAATTACTGCTGAATTAGCTAAAATAGCGTAGTTTAAAACCTATTCTTTCCATAATGCTCTGACAATATTTCTTTGAGCAAATAAGATTCTTTGGTGCCAGTCCTTTCGACTTCATCAAAGAATTTCTTTTTTAATTCGCCTGTTAAGTGAGCAGTTACGCGAGCTTTCGCGGCTTGTTTCTTTTCTGCTATATCGTTTTTAGGATTCGCCATTTTTAAATATTAGTTACTAAACACCACAAAATTAGTAACTTATTTCGATTCAACTGCAAATATGTAACGATTTTTGTACAATGAAAATTACGAACATATCCAACGAGGTTGCCACAATGCTTATCTATAAGCATATCGGCAATATTGATGGTATGGATAATGGCATTAACGGTGCTTTTATTGCGGAGGATATTCAAATGCTTAACGATAGTTATTCGGATCAAGTTAAGTGCATCAATATACGTATCAATTCGATTGGTGGAAGTGTTGCTGATGGGCTTTCAATTGTTAGTGCAATACTTAACAGTGCAATACCTGTAAACACATATATTGATGGCATGGCCTATTCAATGGCTGGTGTTATTGCGATATGTGGCCAAAAGAAATACATGGCCGATTATGGCACGTTTATGATGCACAACGCTAACGGTGGAAGTGATGAAGAAGTGTTGAATTTAATTACAAATAGTTTAGCAAAAATATTTGAACGCAATACAAATCTAACATTAGACAAGTGCAAAGATTTGATGGCAAAAGAAACGTGGATGACTGCCGAAGAATGTATGAGTTTAGGCATAGTTGATGAAATTATAGAAACAAAGAAAATGAAGCCTGCAATGAACGCAACTGTGCGCGA